AACTACGAAATCAAGGAAAAAATATGGAAGAAGGTACTCCGCAAGCGGAATCCGAAAGCCTGTCTATCGACCAGATAGTAGACCAAAGGGTAAGCCAGAGAAACGCCCCGCCAGAGGCGGCAAGCGAGACAGCAGACCCTCCCGCCGAAGCAATCGCAGGAGCAGAGGCACCCGAAGCAGAGGAAGTCGAATATGAGGCCGCTGAACCCGATGACGGGGAAAGCCAAGCTGAGTATGAAGCTGACGATGATGAGGGCGAAGAAGTTGACACAGAATTTGACCTGTACGCGCAAACCGTAACGGGCAAAGTCAACGGCGAAGAAGTTGAAATGACCGTCAGGGAAGCGCTTGAGAAAGCGCAGAAAGGCGAGGCAGCTAATCAGAAATTCCAAGAGGCCGCTGAAATCCGCAAGCAATACGAGAATAGGAACGCTCAGCTTGAGCAAACCGAAAACGAATATCGCGAAGGCATTGACGCAATAGCCAAGCAAACGGCCCAGCAGGGTCAACAGCAGTTTGGCTACAAAGATCAAGCTTATTGGGACGCCCTACGCGAAGCAGATGTTGACCAGTGGAACACTGAGAAACACGAGCTACGCGATTGGCAAGATAAGCAAGCAATCATTCAGCAAGAGCAAACCCGCATGCACCAGCAGCAAAAGGTGCGTGAGGAAGCGCGATTGTTGGAGCGCATTCCCGAATGGAAAGACCCAGCAATTAGAGCGGCGGAAACGCAGCAGCTTGTCGAACATGCGCAATCTGTTGGCTACACCACTCAAGAGATTACCACGTCACTCGACAGCCGAATGGTTGCCTTGGTGCGTGACTCTCATTTGCTGAAAAAGATGCTGGCCGACCAAGCCAGCAAAAAGCCATTAGCCGCCAAGAAAATCAAAGCGGCACCCAAGATGGTGAAAAGCGGTCAACCCAAATCCAACGCCAATTCTGCAAAATCGCGGGAGCGGAAACTTTTTGCCGACTTCCAGAAATCGGGCAGTCGAGAGGCTGCGCTTAACTATCGAATGGCCTTGAAGGGCCTATAAGGAAATTAAACTATGGCTATCCTGACAACCTCTACCGCTATCGGGCAGCGTGAATCGTTGAGCGATACGATTTACAACATCGACCCTCAAGAAGTACCGCTTACTTCTATGATGAAAAAAGAAACTACCAGCGCAATCAATGAAGAATTTCAGGTTCAGAATTTGGCGGCGGCGGTTGACACAAATAGTGTAAACGAAGGCGCGTCTTTTAGCTTCGTAAACCCTGAGTTGACTGTAAGGCTTGGAAATATCCACCAGATCAGTGTGAAGGCGGCGCAAGTTTCCAACACGCTTGACGCGGTAGATTTGGCAGGGCGGCAGCGCGAGGAAGAGTACGTCAAAATAATGAAATCCGTCGAGCTGAAGAAAGACATAAATAAGTCTTTTTACAAGAACGAAGCCAAGTCATCTTCTGACCCGCGCAAAGCTGGTAAACTTCCGTCGTGGCTAACCAATGCAAGCTTGCCGTCCGACATGTCGGTTTCCGCTGGTACTGGCGCTGATGTGGCTGACTTCACAGGCACAGCGGCTGCGCTTACTTTGGCGAAAATTGATGCCGCAATGCTGGCTGCATATCAGGACGGTGGCAATCCCACCACGCTGATTATGTCGCCGGTTAATAAAGGCAACTTTAGCGGTCTGTCGTCTGGTTCGGTTGCGACCAACCAGATTACCAGCACAGCGCCAAAAGAGGCGTCTATCGTGGGTTCGGTTTCCCTTTATCTTTCAGATTTTGGAACTTTAAGTTGTGTAGTAGATCGTGCATGCCCGGATAGCGAGATTTATCTGATTGATCCAGAGTATATCTGCATGGGTACGCTTCCGGGTCGTGACTTTAGCGTCACTGAAGTTGCGCCACAGGGCGATAGCGTTCAGTTCGCAATTGTCACCGAGTATACACTTTTGCCGAAGGCCCCAAAGGCCCACGCATATGTCGGCGGATTAAACGGCTCCTAAACTACCCTCCCAAACGAACTAGAAGGGGCGCTTTCGGGTGCCCCTTTTTTATTGGAGCACTGCCAATGAAAAGATTAATCGACGCCCAGCCTGACGCGCAGAAACGCACTTATCTGCAATACGAGGGCGACAAGACCCACGTTGTTACCGAGCAAAAGCAAGACTACATTCTGGATCACAATCAGCGCACGTCTGTCTTGCACAGCAAGGGCGACTTTATTGGCAATACGCAAGATCATCAGGTGCCGGTCGCTGAAATGTCCCAACTGTTATATCACGAGCTTTTGCAGAAATTCGGACAACCGCACGAAAATCCCAAAGAGTGGTTTAAGTTTATCGAAAGCCACAAAAAGCTGAAAAAGACTAGCGCGAGGCTTATCTAATGGCGTTTAATTCATACACAGCGCTGAAGGCCAGCATTGCCAGCTTTTTGGCGCGTGATGACCTAACCGCACAGATACCCGATTTTATTTCTTTAGCCGAGGCGCGTATGTCGCGTGAGCTAAAGACCCGCACCCAAGTTAAACGCGCCACGGCGGCAACCATCGCGAACACCGAGTTTATCATTCTGCCGACAGATATGCGGCAAGTGAAAAACGTGAAGCTGAACACCAGCCCAAACAAGCAGCTAGAATATGTAACGCCTAACGTTTATTACGAGCGATACCCCAGCACAGGCGGCGGTACACCATCAGTATATACCGTCATTGGCGCTGAGATTGGCTTTCGTCCCATTCCCGACTCTGTGCAAACTGTCGAGATCATCTATACCGACGAGATCACCCCTCTGTCGGATACTGTGGCAACCAATCGGGTGCTGCAGCAACACCCAGACATTTATCTATATGGAAGTCTGGCCCAAGCCCATGCGTTTCTTATGGATGACGCAAGGGCGCAACAATATGATGGGCTGTTCTCGCGCATCATTGAGGAAATCAAAAACCAAACCGATGCAGAGCGCTTCAGTGGGTCACTAAGCATCTCAACTAGCTATTCAGGAGCATAACTATGTCTGCAATGAGCAACTATCTCGAATTAAAAATACTCGACCACATAACAGGCCGCACGGCGTATACAAAGCCCAGCGCTGTGTATCTCGGCCTATCAACTGGCGACTTCACCGATACAGGTAGCGGTTCGTCGGAATTGAGCGGGTCGGGCTACGCAAGGGTTGCTGTGGCGTTTGACGCGGCGGCATCCGGGGCCACCTCAAATACAAGCGCGATTGACTTCCCAGCGGCCACTGGCAACTGGGGAACGGTTTCCCATTGGGCGCTCTTTGATGCAAGCACAGGTGGTAACGCGCTCATCGTAGGAGCGTTCGCGTCATCTAAAACCATTGAGACAAATGACGTCTTGCGTATCGCTGCAGGCGATCTTGACTTAACGGCGGCTTAACCAATGGCGGCAATGTCGGACACCCTAGAGACTAGCTTTCTTGACCACGTGACCGGCAACGCCGCCTATTCTGCGCCGCCTGCCGTATATCTGGGCCTCACCACGTCAAGCGGTGGGTTTGCTGACGGCGACACCGGCACAGAGATCGTTGGCAATGGCTATCAGCGCCAAGCGATAACGTTTGGCGCTAGTTCAACATCCAGTATTGCCAGCAACGTAGCGGTCACGTTTCCCCGCTCAACAGCAGGGCAAGGCACCGTTTACGGCTGGGGCCTCTTTTCGGCGCAATCAGCCGGTGATTTGCTTTATCACGGCATGTTTAGCAGTAGCCGCGCGGTGCTGGTCGATGAGAGCTTTTATGTTGCCTCTGGCGCTATATCGTTGACGCCCAGCGGAGCTATGCAGGGCTATGTGTTTCAAAACTGGTCAAACCTGACGCTGCGCAACGTGGCTTGGGCGCAGCCAACAGCGCTTTATTTTGCGCTCGACAGATCAGCCAGCCCATCGTCAACGTTTGACGAGCCAATTTGGCACGACCACGCCACCGGGACAATTTCGGGCAGTACACAGACTGCAGCGGCGATAAACGAGCGCCAGGTAGCTGGCTTGATAAATGGTGCCGCTGAAACTTACGGCGGCTACCAACGCTCCAAAATTGCGTTTGGCGAGGCCAGCGCTGGCACGGCCGCAATGGCTCACTCAGTTACGCGTGATGATGGCCTTTTTGACAATACGGCAGCTCGCAGTATCGCTTGGGATAGCGCCAATTCGCGGCGTGTAAATTCTGGCGCGACAACCTTCAGGACGTGGGTGGATCGCGTTGAATTTCCGATTCCGCAAAGCTCTTATTTGGTCGTTGGCGCAGAAACCAGCGGTAGCGGCGGTGTGCCATATACCACCGTATTTTCAAACAGCGTTGATAGCGGCGGCAGTGTAATAACCACCGCACTTCCAGCGTCCGAGCGCATCTTTGGAACGATAAAAAACTGGGGCATTTTTGACGCCGAAAATAGTGGCAATTGCCTGTTTCGCGGTGCATTTGCAAGCGCCATATCTGCAACCGAATGGTATGACGTTGTGCGAATACCAGCGTCAGATATAGCTTTAGTGGCGGCATAGGATAAACGAAATGGTGAAATTATTAGACCGAGTTAAGCAGGCCGTCTCAGGAACAGCATCCAGCACAACCCTTGGCGCGGCGGCTACAGGCTTCCGCACATTCAACACAGCAGGCGCAGCAACGAATGACGTGTGTCGTTATGCCATTGAAGATGATAATGGCGCTTTTGAAATTGGCACTATTAAAATTACCGGCTCTACAACCGGCACTCGCACCGTCGAGTTATCTAGCAACTCAAACAACGCTCTGACTTTAACTGGCAATGCCGTTATCTTCGCCACCTTGTCGGCGGCTGATCTTAGCGGAAATCCAGTTCCACGGTGGACAACTACGCCAGTCGCCAGTTTAGTTTTATCTGGCGGCGGTAGCGGAACAATAACGGGCGTTGCTGTTGACGAAAGCGGTTATCCGATACAATATTCGTGGGACGGATACTCAGGGAATACGTTGTATAGCCCGTCTAGCTTACCGCCTCAACTGGCATCTGCTCCTGTAATTTCAAGCGCAGGGGTAGCAAGCTTGGCAGGTAGCTCAACCGAATCAAACGCTGGTAGTTTTAATTTTCGCCTACGTGCCAGCGACGGCGTGAACACGCTTACAAGCACGACAAGGGTCGATCTTGAGTTCTTTTACACAAATAATTTGGTTGGCTGGTACGACGCGGCCGAAAGTACAAGTTATTCTGGGTCTGGTAGCACGTTTAACGACAAACGAGGATCAGGATATGGGCCTGCTTTAACTCTGCACACGACCAACACAAACAACACAACATATAATGCAAGCGGCACGGGTTCAAAGCCCAGCTTTAACGCATCTGGAGCGTTCAGTTTTGCCACCTCACACAATTTTGGTACAGGGCAAAGTGTTGTTTTGATAATGTCGCGGGTCGTCGATGGCGTGCTTGCTCTGAATGGCGATCCGCAATCGGGCGGTCAAATGGGAATGATTATACGCAATTCAAGTTCAGCCGCGAATATGTTTGGCTCCGCATCTTGGCTTTTAGCCAGTAGTTCCAGCGAAATATTCGTCGATAAAACGTCTTTAGGCACTGGATCGACACCGACCCGTTCTCAAGTTTACGCTGGATTAACTGGTTCGGGAATTACATCTGCGACGGCTGCGCAAATGCACAGTTTAGTGCAGACGGATTTAAATCTTAGCGGTGGTTTTGCTGTCGGGAACGCAAACGGTAGCCCAGAGGTCGAAATTCGCGCAATTCTAATTTACAACGAGATATTAAGTTCGGCAAACGTCACAACAATTCACGATGCTTTTAAAAAGGGCTACCCGTCCAGCGCTCACATGCCGGCCTAAACAAATGCGGAGTGACAACAGATGACTAAATTTGCCAACATAGCTACTCATGCTAGGATTTAGCCCACTCGCGGCGTCCCCGCTTGCCGCAACGGCAGGCATCGCCGCTGATGCCCCAATTTCCATCACCGCCGCCATTGCGGTCACAGCCACGGCCAGCGCTGGCCTTATACGCCCCGCCGCCGCGACAGCCGCGACAGCCGTCACAGCCACGGCCAGCGCAAATCGTTATCGCACTGTTGACCCAGCCGCGCCCGGTGCGCCGCAACTGCATTATTATTGCGCCAATCATTCGGCAATGGGCGGCTCAACTAATCACTCGGTTGCCAGCACTACGACCTATGTTGTCACTGTTGTCTCTGGCAAATTTTACCTCAACGGTGTTCAGCAACCGCTTATCAGCTTGGCCCCCGGCGCGACTTACACGTTTGACCAGAGCCATTCTTCTAATGCAAGTCACCCGCTGCGTTTAAGCACATCCGCTGGCGGCACTCATTACGGCGGCTCAACCTACAGCACTGGCGTAACCTATGTCGGCACGCCGGGGCAATCTGGCAGCTACACGCAGATTGTGGTGCCAGCCGCTATCGCAGTCACAGCAACTGCAATACCAAGCTCAATACAATACCCAATTTTAGCAGATGTTAATATTGTCGCCACGGCCTCAGCGCCAACGCCAATCCGCCAGCGCAGCACAACCGTAACCGTTGCAACCGCCGTCACTGCAACAGCAATGCCAAGGGCCATTCGCGGCGGCATAATTTCAGCGTCAACCGCCGTTACGGCCAATAATACAATCCTGCCAGACCCACTGAATTATGCGTCAAAAGACGTTTTATCTGGCGCGATACCAGCGGCAAATCGAACTGCGTCAATCATATCGGCCAGCGTCAGCCCCGCCGCTATACAATACGCCTCAGCAACGGCCAGCGTTTCGTTGTCAAATGCAACGGCGGCTAGTCGGGTTCGCTCCGTTGAGGCCGCAGCCGCTATCGTTGTGTCAGGCACAGCCGAAATCGGCGGATCTTTGGAAACGGCCAGCGCAACGGCTAATGTTGCAATCACCGCGTCCGGCGGCGATCTGTTAAAAGTAAAACCAGCCAGCGCTACTGCCGCCGTTTCAGCCTCAAGCTCTGGCGCGGCAAATCGGGTTAGGCATGTTTCGGCCACCGCCGATATTAGCATCACTGGCACGTCTGACCGAATGGCTTATATAGGCATGGCAGATGCCGCACAAATCAGCGTTATTGCTGGCACAGTTCCAGCAGGCGCAACTAAGTCAACAAACGCGACATCCGCGACAGCCGTCACCGCAACCGCAATCCCGCGCAAAGTTTTAAGCGCAACCGCAAGCGCAAGCGCGGCTCTCGGCGCAAATGCAATCGCCACAAAGCTAACTCTCAAGATTGCCTCTGCCAGCGCGTCCACGGCGGTCACAGCGGCAGCGTCTTGCGTTGGGCTAAAATCAACCTCCGCAACAGCGCCAATTGTGGTAACAGGCACCGCCGCGCCAAGGTCTATATTTGGTGGTGCTGCAGTGGCTGGCATCGCCGTCACAGCGACAGCATTTGGCAACGCAATTGTCCACGCTGGTGCAGCGTCAAACATCGCCGTTAATGGCGCAGTTATAGCCAAAATACAGGGCGACG